CTGCGACGGCTGCGGCCGTTCAGTCGGCTCTCGAAGCGCTTGCTGCGATCTTGCCGGGTGATGTGTCTGTGACTGGTGCGGCTGGCGGACCGTGGACCGTTCGGTTCACCGGCCAGTACGCTAAGAAGAATATCGGACTACTTATCGGGACCGATGTGGACCTGACGGGCGGTGGCGATACAATCGTGGTGACTACGCCCCTACCGGGCGGAGTGACCAGCACTTTGACTGTCACCCCGTCATTCCTGACGGCGACGGGTATTCCTGCCGATAACGCGGTCATCGCCTTTAGCGGCCACACGGTTGAGGCCAAAATCGGTGATGGGAACCTGACTTACAACGAGCAGCGGGAATTGGAATACCGCCTGGATCGTGGCGAGCTTGATACCGTCCGAGAGGGCGACGATCAGCCGATGGAGGTCAGCCTCGACTTCGTGTGGGAATTCTTGACTGCCGGCGACACGGATACGATCCCGACGCTGGAAGATGCGATCAAGCAACGTGGCCTCGCTTCGGCCTGGGTGTCGTCTGACACCGCCGATCCGTGCGCTCCGTATGCTGTTGATATTGAAATCGAACACGACCCCGGATGCGGGGCGGAGCAACGGGAAATCATTTTGCTGCCTGATTTCCGCTGGGAGTCGCTGGACCACAATTCCAGTGACGCTCAGATTTCCATGAGCGGCCGTTGTAACTCGAAAGAGGCCGTCATCAGCCGGGCGGATTAACCTATGGCTCAACTTGAGCTTCGTCATGCGACCATCCGGATTTTGGACGGCCACTCGAATACGGGTGCCGTCAATGATGGGGCCATTATGGCCGGAGACACTTCTCTCATTGTCAACATGATCGTCGGGATTATCCCTGACGGTGCGAAGATGACGATTGCGGGTGTCACGCAGGTTTACCGGGTCACTTCCACCGTTGGAAGTCCGAACACGACCACGGTGAACTTCGAGCCGGCCCTGGCAACCGTCGATGGTATTCCGGCCAACATGGCCGCGATTACCTTTGGCGGGCGATTCGTCGAGGCTAAGCTCGGCGACGGAAACCTGACCTACAACGAACAGCGGGAATTGGAATACCGTCTGGATCGTGGCGAACTGGACACCGTCCGAGAGGGCGATGACCAGCCGATGGAGGTCAGCCTCGATTTTGTTTGGGAGTTTCTACGAGCCTCGGTGGGTGAGACGCCCACTCTCGAAGATGCCCTCAAGCAGCGAGGCGAGGCGAGCGATTGGGTTTCCAGCGATACCGCTGATCCCTGCGCTCCCTACGCGGTTGATATTGAAATCGAACACGATCCTGGCTGCGGAGCCGAGCAGCGTGAGTTCATCCTTCTGCCGGATTTCCGGTGGGAGTCGCTGGACCACAACGCAAGCGATGCCCAGATTTCGATGTCCGGTCGGTGCAACACCAAGGAAGCGGTTCTCAGCCGCGTCGATTAGTCTGATTTTGAAATCAACGGGGCGGTTGCGCCCGCAACCGCCCCGTCTTTTGTTTTATCTCCATCCGAGGAACTACAATGAAACTGAATGGCAAGAAAGTGCAAGGCTCGAACATCGAGCTTATCGTGATCCCCCGCGGTGGCGACGAACCGGACGTGGTCCTACAGGCCACGGCGGTTCTCGACTACACCCCGTTTAACACGATGTGCCCCGAACCAAAACCGCCGGGTAAGGTGGTCAAGGGCGGCGCAAAGGAATACAACTTGGAGGACCCCGGCTACAAAGAGGCCGTCGCCCTCTACCACCAGCGGAAAACGTCATGGATGATTTTGCAATCACTCAAGGCCACGCCGGGCTTGGAGTGGGAGACAGTCAAGGAAGGCGAGTTCCGTACCTGGACGAACTATGAGCAGGAACTCAAGGATTCGGGTTTCAGCCACGTCGAAATCCAGCGAATCGTCATTGGCGTTCTCAATGCGAACTGCCTCAACGAGGCGCGTATTGAGGAGGCCCGCGCAAATTTTCTACGCGGGCAACAGGCGCTGTCCGAAAACTCCTCTGGCCCGCCCACCGATCAACCGAGTACGTGATCTGGTGTTCGTGCCAGGAATTTGACATCACCCCACCCAACTTCCCCGATCGACCGGGGAAGTTGTCGTGGGACGATTTGGCAAACGTCCACCAAGCTGCCTTAATTGCGTTCTTGCAAACAAAGCAGCATGAGGAGGCCAAGCAACAGGCCGAAGTGATGAAAGCGATGGTGCCGCGTGCGCCTGCGATGGGCAAGGGCAAAGGTCGCAAAGGACGGAAATGATGCCAAAAATCACCGGCACGTTGGCTCTTATTGAGCTAGACCTCGCAGGAGTCCTGCAAACTTTGGATCGTCAATGCACCGACATCCTTTTGGACGGTGCGAAAGAATGGACCAAGACGGTCGTGGATATTGTCCCCACTTGGTCCGGTATGTCGCAAGCGTCTATTCAGCCGATTGCCGATCTGGTTGGCGTCCCTGTATTCACCAGTCCGGTGAGCGGTGCGCCAGACCGAGCAGCGCTAGGACGGGCAAAAGGCTCGGCTACGCTGACTTTGGGCGATAATGGACAATACGCTTTTGAATGGAAAAGCACGGTATTCCATTTCATTTATAACGAATCGAATGATGCGAACGCGACGGGGTTTTTCAATTTGAGACACCCTGGCCCGTATCAGTCGCAGCGTTTGGCCTCGTCGGCCTTTTTCCGTGTAGTCAATCCTCGGTTACGGCAAATCCAGTTGAACCTGGGTACGCATATCCGAGTGATTCGCAAAATCAAACTAGGGTGACGCATGGCAGAAGAACTTGGCTCAAAACTAGGATTTGACGTAAGCCAAGCTGTCACGGCGCTTAATCTTCTCAAGCGACAGCTTGACTCATATTCGACTTCGTTGGCTGAGTCGGCCGGCGGAGCAACGAAATTCAATGCCTCGCAGTCGAAGGTTGACAAGGCTCTTATTAGTGGAGCCGCAACTGCTGAGCGTGCTGCGAAGGAACTGAAAGAGTTTGGGGTAGCAGAAGGGTCTCTCGGTAAGCAATCCGACAATCTTTCTCAAAAACTTGACAGGTTGATCGACCGCTTCACGAAGCTCTCTGTCATCAGTAGGCAAGGTGCTACCTCGGTTGGAAAGGCCGGTTTGCCAGGCGCTGGTCCGCTTACTGGAGCCTTGGACGCCCGCCAAACGAAAATCAACGCAGACGCGGAATTGCTGCAAACTAAGCAACTCCAAGCAGGCTCGGCCGCTATCGCGGAGAGGATTCGATTCGCTCAGCAGCTTGCTAATGTTGAGAAGCAAGCAAGGGTCGAACGATTCAAGCAGGCAGATACGAGAGTACGAGACGCTTTCCGTCCGCCTCCGGCTCCGCCACTTGGGCCGACTGCCGATAGCTTCGATAAAGATGGGGAGCGGATCGGTAGCAGAATTCAGCGTCTTTCAATTTCTTGGGCCGGACTGGTCAAAATCTTTGCGACGCAACTCGTCTTTAACGGGCTGTCGCAGATTACTAGCCAGTTGACTCAGGCAATTGGTGCCGCAATCAAATTTGAGACGCAACTAGCTCAGATTCAGACGATCAGCCAAGAGTTCAAAGGCAGGGGCCTGGATGCTACGGCTGAGGCGGTTCGGAATCTGTCCGATCAATTTGGCTTGCCGATTGAGGACGTTGCCGCTGGCTTGTACGAGACGTTGTCGAACCAAGTTGGAAACGCGGCAGAGTCCACGTTCTTCTTGGGCGAAGCGTTGCAGTTCAGCCGGGCTTCGGTCACAAGTGCAGCGGATTCAGTTGACTTGCTGTCTGGTGTTATTAACAGCTACGGCTTGACGGCCGCGAGCGCTGGAAACATCAGTGACCAGTTGTTTGTGACGATTGATAAAGGTCGCGTGAAGGGCGAGGACTTGGCCAATACGATTGGTCGAATCTTACCCCTGTCGTCGGCCTTGGGTATAGAGCTTTCGGAAGTCAATACCGCGATGGCGGAGTTGACGATCCAGGGCGTCAGTTCGTCGGACGCGATGACCCAGCTAACTAACGTGATGCTGAAATTGGTCAAGCCGACGGAAGCGTTGCAGGGCGTGTTTGATAAGTTGGGTATCTCGTC